GAGGAATTCGGGTGGGAGATCGCCCGGTTCCAAAACGAAGTCCGGGTAACAACGGACGCCGTGGTAAAACGGAAGTAGCATTCTCGCAACCGTTCTCAAAATCAACTCTACAGTCCTGCGGTGAGCACTGACGTTCAAGTGTCGTATAACGTTGCACCGTTCGAAAAAAGCAGCCGCGCACCGCAAACATTGCGATGCGCCTATGAGTTCACACAGCTCGACTGAGAGTGGACTGAGAGTGGACTCGTCTTCGTCGTCGTTTGGAACACGGTCAAAGGTCGCCCACGCCTTCCACTTTTCCGTGTTCCCGGGGCCGTTGGTAAACGCGCACGCGTGTTCTCGGTCTTCCGGGTGCATGCACTCCCTCGTTGGAAACCCTGGGTGATCGCGCGCTAGTCTGTCCGCCCTGACGATCTTTACGCACCGATCGCAACACCGTGCGTTTTCGTTCGTGAACGTTGGGTACGCCGAGTTTGAACCAACGCGTGAGTTGCATGCGGGGAAACAGCACGCCGCGTCTCGACGAGTGTTCGATCGCTCGTCGGCGTCGTCGTCGTCGTCCAGCGTGACGACGATCGCTTCGTGCGGGGACTCTATTCGTGGTCGGGTTCGTGATCGGGTGCGCATGCCTGCCCGTCCGTCGCGAAGTGGAGTCGCGGCGCGTGAAAATTCACGAGGTTCCTAGGGTTTTAGGCGCGCGACGCGTCCCGAATCCTCATTATGCGACGCACATGGGTGCTTTCAAAACTCTTTCGGACACACTCGAAAACGCCCCTTACACGGAGTTCGACCACGCTAAGTATGGGAGACTCCGCGTAAAAGACGTACCCGTGACGCGTGATACGTTTTATCCCTTAATACGGGGTCTTATATGGGCGCTCGAACAAGTTTCGGACGAATGGGGTGGTGAAGGCGTGGTTCGCGCGGACGTATGGTTTGTGGTGAAGGAATACGCGTGTGCCGGTCTCATAAAGAACGTGCTTTTAGCCCATGATTTGCTGTCAATACTCGCGAACGGTGAATTAGACGGTGACCAATTCGTGCGCCTGAGTGCGAGTTCGTTACACGCGTTTTACGACGAGTATTTCGACGATGACTCTCGCGCTCGAGTGGACCCCGCGCTCAGGCGGATCCAGTGCGTGCTCGAGCGCGCGACCGGTCGCGCGATCACGGAGGGTGAATACATCGACGCGTGCGCGGACATCGCGACTCTCTACACATCTAGCGCGTGGTGAAATATAATATCAGCCCATGGTAAATGACGAACCACCCACTCCTTCAATTGTACGCGCTCACAGAGAGGCGGATGGAAATCAACCGCGCGTTCAAGCACATTGGTAAGAAACAGGAAAAGCTCAACAAGTTGCTCGACAAACAGTTGGCGGCGTATAAGAAACGTGACATCAAGACCGCGCATAAACTCATCGACAAGATCGACAAACTCTCGAAGGAAATTCGCAGCGACTGGAACAAGGTTCGTCGATAGCGCGCGAGACCTCGCGGATTAAATAAATCTCTCGATATACTAGCTAGCAACAATGCCATCGACGCACACGGCGGATTTCAGTTCCGCCGCGTTGAAAGCGATCGATCTCGAAGCCGTGGAAAAAGTCAACGTCGGCCTCGAGACCGACCAGGTCAGGAAACACGTAAACATCGTCGCGGACGCCCCCGAAATACGCATCCAGGACAAGACGGGGTCCGCCCCGGAAGTCAATCAGACGACGCTCGCAATCGTCGCCGATGGTGGCGCCGCCCACTTTCGCACGGGTACGACGACGTTCGCCGAAGGCGGTGTCGAAACGAAAGGTGACGTCAAGTTCCAATCGTCCACGGGCGATACCACGCACGTCGTCATCGATGGCGCGTCGGGAAAGCTCGAATTACAGGAAGGCGGACTCGCGCTCAAGCTCGGGTCCAACGTGTCCGTCACGGGCGGGTCCGCCGTCGTCCAGGAAATCACGGGGCCGCACGGGCGCGGCGCCGTGCCCTTGCGAAAGTATCCGGAGGTTGTTTTCGAGGAAGGATTGTTTGGTGGGAATGACTCGACTAACACGTATACGCAGGGTGGGTATACTGTGAGTTCAAGTACAGTTTTGAATAGTACGCTAAAGCCTTGGAAAGCATTTGACGGTGGTGTGTCTGGGGATGAAGGTTGGGTAACAGGTGAATTGTATAACTCATCCGCGCCGGGCGAAGCTACTTCAAGTGCCACTTTGTTTAATGAACGACGGGGTGAATACATAGACTTACAATTACCAAATGCAATTAAAGTTGACTATTTTATCATAACATCGAGACAGGGAGCTAACGGTGGAGCGTACATACCCGAAGATGCTCCCGGGGAGGGATATCTATACGGGAGTAACGATGGTACAAATTGGACAGAAATCAAATATTTCAGTGGATTGACGTATGGTGGTATGGGTGTCAATGCTTCGAGTTCTGAAAGAATACAAGTCGGTTCCACAACGTTTTATAAATACCTGAGACTTCAAGCAACTCACAGAGCTGGACAGAATTCCACCGATCAGTATTTATCTATCGGCGAACTCGAATACTACGGCTACGAAGATAGGAACACGGCCGGTGATTCCTCGGTCGACGTCGCGTTAAAGTGTGCTTTCAACGCACCCGATTCGGCGTCGCAGTCTCTATACATCGATGCGAACGAAACGGGGTCGAGCGTCACGGATCAGAGCGGGTCGAGTCTCGCCGTGACCGCGAATCAGGTCACGTATGATTCCACCGATAAGGCGTGGGTGTTCACGGGCGATGCTACGTCTAACATCGTGAGCGCTGATCTCGGGTTCGAGGGCGATCGACCACACTCTGTGTCTCTCTGGTTTAACGCGGCGAACGTGACCTCGAATGCCACACTGTTCCACGTGGGGACCGAGTCGGGTGAGGGCGATGCGAAGACCGCCATCTCACTGACCGAAACGGGACACTTGGGATGGATAGATGGTGGTGATGACCAGTTCCTCACCTCAAACACGTGGCACAATCTCGTGTACGCCACACAAGGGGGCGGTGGTCTACGCACGTGCTACCTCGACGGCCGAAAGCTGGGGGACGCCCAAGTGCAAGACACGTTCGGGGAGTACCCACCGTTCGACATGACGGGGTACTCACAGGGTGGGTATACTGTGAGTGCGAGTAGTGAATATACTAATTACCCACCGCATCAAGCATTCGATGGCAACACGACACACGTTTCAGGCGCTAATACCTGGTCTACTGGAGATAACAAATATGACACGACGACCGGTGTCGCGCGCACAGACAACGCGGCCTTGACTACAGTCGATGGTGTTGGTAAACGCGGTGAATGGATTCAGATAGAGTTTCCTCATAAAATGGTGATAGATTACGTCGCACTCGCCCCGCAGACGGTCTACGAGGAATACCGCGCACCCAAAGAAGGTGTCATCGCCGGAAGTAACGACGGCGAAACTTGGGAAACTATGCATGTTTTCACAAACCAGACATCTTGGACGGATAACGTGTTTAATAATTACGTGATAGACACGAATGTCGGAAAAGGCTTTAAATACGTGCGAATCATCATAGAGAAGGTTCAATACGATGGGACGGATAACTCAAATAGGCAGTATACCTCATTGGCTGAAATCAAGATCTTCGGTCACAAAGAGAACGACACCACTCGCTTCCCTATCTCGTCGACAGTGCTGAAATATCCGCACATCGCGATGACTGGACCGGCACAGCGGGGGTATGTGGTGACTACAAATGGTGCACAAGCGACTCGTCATTCGTGGCTTGCATTCGACGGTAGTGATACTTCTCGTTGGATGGCAACCGGTTCTACATTAAGTTCTACCGGAGCATCGAACTCAGTCGATCCTATAACTGATACCAATTCTATAACACATCAAGGTGTGTGGATAACATTAGAACTTCCCTATAAGATCGAAGTGAAATATATATTCGTTCGGTCAACTGGAAATATGAATAATGATGACAGACGTTTTAAAAGTGGAAAACTGTTCGGCAGTAACGACAACTCAAACTTTGATTTAATTGGTACATTTGAAAGTGCCTCAAATACTATAGACGAAAATGAGTTTGATATAAACTCTGACACACCATACAAATATATAACCTTCTTATGTGATAAGGTGTGGAGTGGTTCTTATTTCTATTTACATGATCTGAAATTCTACGGCACCGAAGAAGACCTCGACATCGTCGCCCGCGTCGGCGAGGGCTTGGACGGTAAGGTTGCGAACTTCCGGGTCTACGACAAGTATCTCCACGAGGAGCAAGCCCTCGAACTCTGGGACGCCCAAAAGGACCTGTTCGGGAGGGCGACGTCGTCCGTCTCCGTGTACCGGGGACACGTGGGTATCGGGACGACGGAACCGGAGGCGGCTTTGACGGTGATGGACGAGGCTGAAGAAATGGGGGAGTTCCCACCGAGGGCGATGACCGACTATGAGACGTACATGGAGGGGCATGGGGTTTTTAAGGCGAGTGCGAGTATTGCAGATAGCAGCAGTAGAGTTGCGTGGTGTGCCTTTACTAAATCGGGTGCCTTGTTTTGGCGCTCCGATAACGACGGTGATGATTACAATACCACGACAGGAGTTTATGAAGGTGCCAGACAGCTGGGTTCGAACACACCGACCGGTGAATACCTTACACTCGAGCTGCCATACGACGTGAAATTGGTGAAATTTTCTTTACTTCCCTTCCCCGACTCAACTTACTACGAAGCCGAATTTCCGAGAGATTTTACTGTCTATGGGCGTAAAAATAGAAGCGAAAATTGGGAGATCGTGCAATCATTTACGGATTCAAGTGCTACTGCATACTATATCGAAAACCATTACACATTACAGACTAGCGATTTTTACAGGTCGTTTGCTATTTCGGTAACAAAAAATAATAGCGAGAATGCCGGAACGGCGAGTGCGTTCACATCCATGGGTGAATGGCGTCTCTTCGGCACCCGGGAGCGTGGTCAATCCACCCTCCACGACGGGGAACTCAAACTCACCAAAAACCTCACGGTGCCTCGAATAGGACCACCGCTCGACGCGGACGACACCACGCCCCGACGGGACAGGCTCGTGGTGGAATACAACACCTGGACGAACCCCACGGAGAATGGGGTGGTTCGGGATACGTCGGGGAGGGGGTTAGATGGGTTGATGCTTGGTGGAGCGTCGTACGATGCGACGGGAAAGGCGTTGGTGTTTGATGGGACAGATGATTACGTTTTTCAACAAGACGTAGCCCTTCAAACTGGCGTAGGTGGAGTGTACAGTGCGTCCGTATGGGTTAACAATCGGGCCATATCTGGCACACAGACCGTGTATTCGCTTGGTACCTATGCACAATTAACGACGTCTACACTTTACGTAATGGATAGTGAGCTGCATGTAGTTTTCTATAATTCAGATATGAGTGTGTCGTACGCGATTCCCAAAAATACATGGACACACATCGTTGTGACACACGCGGGTGGTCCGATATCAACGACTACGAAGATGTATATCAACGGAGTGGATGTTGGACTCGCGGCAATGTCTGGCACATTGTATCCATTGTCAACTGTAAACTTCCCTTCACCATGTAATCTTTTCCTCGGTAGAGAGTCTTCGGGTACGGTATACGGTGGTCCAATGGATCTCAGCAACTTCAAACTCTATGACGTCGCCCTGACGGCCACGGAGGTCAAGCGACTCTACGATATGGGTCGGTGTGACGAGGGTCACCACGTCGTCAATTTCAGCAAGACGCGGGTCGGTATCGGTTTGGGTGATGGGGAGGCTCCTCAAGCGGCTTTGGAGGTGCGGGATGTTGCTAGATTCCACCAGATTGATATTCATCACGACACGGAAAAGGATACCGTGATAAATTTTAGACACTACCTCGACAGTGCTGTAAAACCATGGGAGATTGGTCAAATCATGGGTGTGAATCCCACTGGTGCGAACAACTCGGATTTCAAATTCGCGACGAGCCGGGTTGTAAAGGCTTGGATAGACTCAAGCTCGAGTGCTCCGACCGTCGAAATCAACAATTTCACGGGTCAACACAGGACTTTCATCAAGGACGTACCCTTCTCCAAAGCCAACGAATTAGAAGGTCTCATCGTCTCTTCCGACCAAAACAAATACATTAAAATGTCGGGTGGTATCGAAGTGGGGTCGAATGCCATTACGACCAATGAATCGCTCCCGGTCGTGTCTCTCTCGAACGTCGTCGCGGATAAAAGGTGTTTCGGGGTTATCTCCGCATCCGAAGATCCGGAAACTCGACAGGACCGTTACGGAAATATCGTTTCCGTTTCTGTGAAAGAAAAAGGCGACACCCGTGTCTATATCAACTCCGTCGGCGAAGGGGCCATGTGGGTGACCGACATTAATGGTCCACTTGAATCAGGTGATTACATCACGACGTCGAACGTGGCTGGCTACGGTCAGAAACAGGATGGTGCGGGTCTCATGAATTACACGGTCGCAAAAATCACGATGGATTGTGACTTTGAGCCAGCGACCCAACCGATTCAACGCATTAAACAAAGCAACGTCATCGAGACCCACTACACGGGTATGGTTTCAGTCACCAGAGGTGTTCCCCATGAGTTCGTGACGACGACAGTCACCGCCGACGATGAATGGTCTAATGTTTCTGTTTCGCCCTCTGACGTCACGTATGCGGAGTGGTCAAACTTGGAAGCGAACATACAAAATACGTACACTTTGACGTACACGCAAACGTCCAACGTGGTATACGACGTCAAATACACGAAGACGACGACGGCGAACGTCACATCGGAAGATGCGTGGGACGCGGTACACATCGAACCACCCACGGTCACATATGCGGAGTACTCGAACCTTGAAGCGAATGTCCAGAACACGTACAGTCTCACTTTTACCCGAACGACGACGGAGGAGAAAACGCCGAGCGAGTGGTCTGGTCTCGACGCCAACGCGCAGGCGCTTTGGTCTATGCAATTCTACGACATGGTGGAACAAAAGGTGGACGCGGACTACCCCGGCGCGGTCGCGCACAACATCGTGACTAACAGGTTAGAAAATGATCTCGATGAACACGGGCAAATTCAGTGGGAAGATGACCCATCCGGTGCCACGGAAAAGGCGTACAAAATCAGATACCTCGATGCCTCTGGACAGCAGACAGACGAGGCGAACTGTGTCTACAGGGCAGCCTTCGTGGGGTGCACGTATCACTGTGGCTAAATCAGGCGTGAAAATTCACTAAACCCTAGTCCCGTGTCAAAAAACGCCCGGTCACGAGTCCTTTGCGCCACTTTTCGGCGCCCATGGAACGCGATCGCGTCATGTTCGTCGCGTCGATGGAGGGTCGACTCGACGAGCTCGAAAGCATGCGATCGCACGGTTGGTTCGAGTGTGACCCGCCGGGTGCGTACGACGCGTGTATCAAGGGTGCGGTGAAGGGCATGCGTCCACGCGTGCTCGAGTGGGTGGGCGCGAGCTTTTCGGGATTCGGGCTAAACGGTGTTCACAAAACACACAGCGTCGCGCTTAATATCGCGATCAACAACGACGACGCCGAAGCGTGCGAGTACTTGTTCCGTCGAATCGACCCTAACGCAGTGGATCCGACGGTACTCATAGACGACGCGGCTCGGGAGGAGTCCCTGTGCGTTTTGAACTGGATGTGTAGGCACGATGTATTCGGTCCTGAAACGGTTCTGTGCGTGTGTGAGCGAGCGGGTGACGACTATCCCCAGAGCGTCCGAGACTGGGCGTTAAAATTGTAAATTAATCTCGGTACATATATCAGCATGACAGCGCACACGATCGATATCGACTCGGGCGAGCGCGACGCGTCGCTGTATCCGAACCCGAACGCGTACACCGTGCACCTCAAAACGCCCGTTTTTGACGTGACTTCGCTCGAGGTCACGTCGGCGAGAATCCCGACACCGAACTTCGTCATTCACGATAACAACAATCGGTTTTCCGTGCGAATCGACGCCCCCGCGCCCGACGCCGGCACGTACACGGTCTCACTGAACGAGCGAAATTACCCGAACGCATCGACGCTCGCGTCGCAAATTTTGACGTCGATCTCAAACGCCGGAATCACGACGATCGATGCAGTCGAATTCAGATCGACTCGGGACTCCTTAAAATTCAGCAACGTCGCGAGCTCGGACGATTTCACCCTGCTCTTCAAGTCGGGCGTGGACGGCTGGGATTCTCGCGATTTGACTCGGACGACGCCGAATCAAGTTTTTGGCATGCCGGCGCGGGATATCAGTTCGTCTAACTCCGTCATCGATCTCGAGGGGTGCATCGATTTCGAGTGCGGACCTAAGACGTACGTCGTGAAAATCACGGCGGGGTCCGACGTGCTCGGTCAAACCGTGTATTCGAACACGCCCTTTTACACGGGGACTTTCATGTCGAAATATGCCATCGCTGAGCAGTACATGACCGTTTCTTCGAACGATGACGAGGTGACGCACCGATTTACGGAAGGCCCGCAGAGAAAGATTGAATCACTCAAGATCGAGTGGTTTTACAAGGAAAACAACAAACTCGTCCCTATTGATTTCAGAGACCGCGACCACGCTCTCAAAGTGCGCTTAGAGTGTTCACTGGACAGACTGAAACCGATGGCGAAGAGTCTAGACGCGTTGGCGAAGAAAAAGCTACCGGATCCCGTGGGTATCATGGACGTCCTGGGCGACGATACCGACGAAATGACGTCATTGTGGTGGTTGAACGATGCGTACGTTCTCGTGGCGTTTATAATCTTATTCGGTGTCCTCGCGATGATGTATCTCGGACGACCTAACGAGTGATGGCGTAGACCGGCGTGGTCGGCTTGACGACCTTCTTGGACAGGGCGGACACGATGAGGTACACGACAATGGACAAGAGAGACGTCATCGTCGCGGTCAACGTGTACTGAAGACCCGTGTTCTTAGACCCCTTGACGACGCGCGAGATGACCCACCTGGACACGTCCATCCATGACATGGCGGCGGCGAAAGAGAAACCCTGAACGATCGAGTTGAGGGCCTGGCTCTCGAGCTGGGCCGCTACATCGCGGCTGATGCGCGTGACGTCTTCGAGATCGAAGCGGTCGTCGACTTCCTGCTTTTGAGCGGTGGACATTGTTTGTATACACTATCCTCAGAAAATTTTCACTCCGGAACGAGCGGTTCAATTTTCGCAATGTTCTTGTACTTTTTCGGCTTACGAATGTTCTGCGCCCTGGGTCTGGGTAATTCCCCCTCGTCGGACGTGTCGGAATCCGAATCAGACGACGATGAATCGCTGCCACACGCCCGAAACTTTTTGTACTCGGCGTCCTGCCAGCCATTGGGATCACTCGATCTCGCGAGCATCTAATGCTGACTTGAGAAATTCTTCAGCCGGGTTCGATGGCGTCCACGTTTTGTATTCCTCGTTCGCGTTCGTCATCCGCTTCAGCACGGGGTCGTCTCCTTCGTAGGGCGTCCACGCTCCTTCGTCCACGTCCTCTTCTTCGAATTCTAATTCGATGTCATCTTCCGGGTCCTCGTCGTCTTCAAATTCTGGAAACAAAGATTCCGTGGTGCACCCCACGCGGTGCATGACGCAATACTTCATGGCCAATTTGAAATCCTCGACGAGGAGAATGTCGCGCTGACACGCGTTCGCGTACTTTCCCGCGAGCACGACGGCCTGTTCGAACACGGGCCTGCACACATCGAACATCGCCTGGCTGTATCTGTTTTGCATGTCATCTTGTTCCTGCCGTGCGTTTGAGAAGCCTGTCTTCATACCTGTACTACATTTCGCAGTTAAAAATAACTTCGGCGTTTCCCTCGGGGTGCACCTTGAGGACGTTGAAGGACGACGCGTACACGCGGACGTCTCTAGCGTACGTCGGCTGGGGATTGAGGTGAAGGTGGAGATCCTGTTCCTTGACCATGGAGAAATTGATGGATCCAGACGAGACAGTCGGTAACTCCGGTTCGAGTGCGAAACTATACATGTAGAATCGCCTGATGAGCGGCGTCTTGCGGTGGTGCATGAACGGTTGCGCCGCCTTGAGAAAGATAGCCTTTCCAGTGACGTCGTTGAGTACGGGACTCCCGTCGAGGTCGAGCGTCATGTAATCGAGGTGTTCGTAGAGAATGAGTCTGCCACCAGTACCCGTGGTCTTACCGTTACCCGTGCCCGCGGTGGTCACGCGGTTATCGTAATCGAACGGGGACGAGCCGCCTGGAATGCGCGAGCGGACGGTGACGTACAGTTCCTTTACGGGGTTCGTGAACCGAAGCGCCATTCGCGCGGACGTCTCACCCGGTTCCAGCGTCACCTGGTTTCTCTGGTACTGCGTGATGACGTATTCTTTCTTCGCGTCCATGATGACCTTGCGAGTCGGGGGATCCACAAAGACGCCCTCCGTTATTAGAGTGAACCCCGTGATGCTCGGCGGGGTTCCAACTCCCTGTGTGAAACTTACGTGCGCGCCGTCGGTCGTGCGCACCATGAGATGCCCATCCGGTGCGTCCTGATAATGGCGCGTCTTGACGACGATTTCCACTTCTTGCGTCGTGATGCTGCATAGGGGCAGGGCCGCGTGCGTGTCTTCGGTGAACCAAAAGGGAAGCTCCACGAACAGTACCGTTTCCGCCGACGCTTCGCCGAGGTGCGCGGCGATGGCCTTGTTCGACACCGGCGTGCCGGCGACCCTCTCGGGGTACTTGCCTATGAGATGTTTCAGAGCCTGTTGGTGCGTCTGTGTGTAGTGAAGCTCGCTCTGAATCTGAAGCACGTCTCCGGTCAGTCTCTGGACACACACGTCCCCGATGCGCACGTCGACGTGGTCGATGATCGCGTGGCCGATCGACTCGATCCACCCGACCGGGTCTCCGGACGGGTGAACGATCGGTGAAAGCTTTATGCGGAGCGTCGCACGCCTGATGAGATCACTGGATTTTGCGGGCACGATGAACTTGGCAGTCGACCCGAAATCAACGGCCGTCGTCGGCTCGATCTCCATGTTTTGTGTGGCGTGATTGGCGTGCTTTTTGAACACACTCCGGAAATGCGTGAATTCGGGGTCACCCGTGAAGAACCGCTCTTGCGGGCCTCGGCTGAGCTCGAGTTGGACGCGTCCCGCCATCTTATACTAGACTGCTAAAATTTTAAACCCGCTAATCCGCTCGCGATAGTGAGCGTGTTGTGATTCACCGCGTACACCCGGACGGTGCTGTCGTAGTTCGCATAGAGGTGCTCGATTTCAATGGTGAGCATCTTGTGTACGATGCGTGAAAAATTGACGGATCCCGAGGCGGATGTTCGATCCAGTGGGCGGAGGGCGAACGCGTGCACGCCGAAATCACCCTTGAGCGAGTACGCGGCGCCCGTGGCGTCGATGGTCGTACTTTTGGTGTCGAACATGAGACTCGGTCTGGCAAATGGGCTGTTGACGTACTTCCGCATGGGCTCGAGATACACGAGCTCCTTGTGCGTTTTGTCGAAAACGATCTCGTTGTTGAACCTGAGCGTCGCGCGCTTGATGGTATCGTAATCGAACGGCGTGTTGATTTCGTCCGCGTAATCCGACGTCGACGTGAAAAACATTTCTCGGACCGGGTGCCTGAATCTGAGCATGACCGATCGCGTCGTGTGATCCTTGTCAATCTTGAAGGACGAGACCTGAAGCTGCTGAATCTGGTAAGAGAGCGGACGCGTCATGAAATAGCGACGTTCTTCGTCTTCGACGTACACGAACTCACAGTCGAGACTCACATTGGCGATCTTCGCGGTGACGTCCGGTGGGATGTCTACCGGTGCGGTATACCAGAGAAGTTTGTGGAGTGGACGGAACTTGATGCGCACTTCGACGAGTTGTTTCGTCAGCGCGCAGCACGGGATCGAGAGAGACGGTTCTCTGTAAAAGTAGAACGGTATGTCAACGTAGTAGAGGTACGCCCCGTCGGAGTACCGCAAAAAGTTGCCGTGTCCGGTCAAAAAGTAGACGCTCTGGTCGACTTCATCGAACGAGTTATTGAGCTGTTGATGCATGAAGATGTATTCTCCCGTGATTCGCTGGATCGTCTGCCCCCCTATGACCAAATCAGCGTGCTCTATCAGGTGGCTGATGATCGACGGCGTCCAGTACACGTCGTTCCTACCCGCGGAATCCGGGGTCGGGTCCGTGAGTGCGATCTTCAGCGTCACATTTTTGATGAGGTCGCCCTTGTTTTGTGGGATTCGACACGACACTTCACCCCCGAAATCGACTTCGCCGTCGAACGGGCTTTCGATCGTCTCGATGGAGAATCGCGTGTGACGCCTGAACCTCTGGAGAAAGTGTGAGTACGTCGGCTCGGCCGTGAGCCACGTGTCCACCGCTCCGACGGCTGCGAGTTTGAGTGCCATCTCTACTGATAGTGAGGAAAATAGTTGATTTTAAAACCCACGCATGTACCAGGATGAGCGGTCTCAATTTGCAACTCAGGAAATTCAAGCCAGAGAACATGCCGAACGACTCAACGTCCATCTTCGTGGCGAAGAGGCGCTCCGGTAAATCAGTGGCCGTCAAGGACATCATGTTCCATAAGAGAGACATACCGTGTGGGATCGTGTGTAACGGGACGGAAGAGGGCAATTCTTTTTACGGAAGTTTCATACCAGACCTGTGCGTTTTCCCAGATTTCGACAAGGAGGCCATCGAGCGCGTTATCCAGCGCCAACGCAAACTAGTGAACGGGGCAAACAAGGACAAACCGGGGAACAGTGCATTCATTATTTTAGACGATTGCATGTACGACACGAAGTTCGTGCGCGACACGCAGCTCAGGACGATCTTCCTGAACGGGCGTCACTACAAGATATTCTTTCTCATGACTTTGCAATACGCGATCGACCTCCCGCCGGCGCTCAGGGCGAACTGTGATTTCGTGTTCGTTTTCAAGGAACCGGTTTTGGCAAATCGGGAAAAGCTTTACAAGAACTTTTTTGGCATCTTTCCTACGTTCGAAATGTTTAACAAGGTTTTGGAGGCCTGCACGGAAGACTACGGGGCTCTGGTGCTGGACAACACCGTGCGCTCAAATAAGATTTCAGACTGCGTCTTTTGGTGGAAGGCTTCGCTACGGAAAAATTTCCGGGTGGGCTCGCCTCAACTCTGGCAAATGCACAAGAAGATGTACAATCCGAACCACATGGACGCCGACAACGAAAAGGTCAAATCGGCGAAGAAGGGCACGGCGCTCAAGATTACGAAGCGTCGATGACTGACAACGGTGCGCCCAAACGCGCTCAGAAAAACATGCGCGGACCATAGATGACGACCCACGATCAGATCCAGACACTTAATCTCGCGGATGGAGGCGAAGGATACGTCCCACTCAATCCGCCACACGCGCCCCCCGCCGAGCACACGCGATCCCCGATCGAGATGCCGCCGCACGTGCAACATCAGCCACCCGCGCCCGACCACCACCCGATGCACAATAAGGCATCCACAGCGTTTCAAACGGATGAAAAAAATGTGCGGGTACAACAACAGATGGACTCGACTCCGCTTTCCGATGTTATGATGGATCAAGGCCCGCCTCAAGGCGGCATGATGGCCCCGCCGGTGCTCGAGCAGCGGGCGCCAATGCAATCACTGCAAATGCAGGCCCCGGTCCAGAACGCGGTCGCCATGGCCCCGCCTCAGGCCGCGGTGACGGAAGGCGCCATCGCTCCGAAGAACCCGGGTGGACTCACGGATGATCAAATGACGGCGCTTCTCGTCGCCGCGTGCACGGCCGTGGCGATTTCTAGACCGGTTCAGGAAAAACTGAGCACCTCGGTGCCCAGATTTTTGAACGACATGGGGCAACGTTCGAGTGTCGGCCTCGCCGCGACAGGAATCGTCGCCGGCGTCATTTTCTACTTCGGTAAATCCTACGTGATCAAGTAACTCACTTCGCCTTCGCGTTGTTCCATCGGCGCTTGAACGCCTTCGCGAAAAAGTCGACGATCCCGTCGGTCAACAGGGACATGACCGCGTGTCGACGAATGTAATTAAAGAACTTTATCAGTCGTCTCATTACAATATGCTAACATTTTACTTTCCTTCCTCAATACTTTTATACAGTGCATCTAGACGGGGGTAGTAGTAAAAGTCTTGAAAGTTGCTCCTCTTCATGCCTTTCGCTAGCCTATCAAAGTCGGATCCGTCAAAAATGTTCGCGCGATCCAGTGCGTCGTGCATGACCTTATAAAAACGTATCTCGTTCCTTCGACCTTTACTGAATGAACTCGCCGGTAAATTTGTTTTGGGGTAAAACGCCGGGCTAAATCTATGTCTCATGCTCAGGCGGAAATCGTCGCGAACTTTTACGATCCACTGATCGGCCGTTTTCTTTTCGATTAATCTCGACATAAATGTTCTTTTGTGATCACCCGAGTCCTTCGGTTCTTCAAATTTGGCCAGCACGTCCAATTGTGCATACACCTGTGCACTGTACTCGTCATCTTTCAGTTTACCACAGCAATGCATGAGCTGTAGCAAAGAGCAAATGAATGATGAAAGAACGTCCTGTCCCCACAACCACCGCTCATCACTGCCGTACATGCGGGTGAGTTGGCGGGTCTCATGCTCGGCGTCGATGTAATCTTGTGGTGTCTCGTCCACCTCTGTCGTTTTGTAAAGCTCATGATCTTGCACGTACACGTTCCACGGATGCAACTCATCCACTTCCTGAACACACTTCCGAACCGCGTTCCACGCCTGTAGTATACCGTCGACGTCGGACCCGTCGAGTGGCGTCAATGAGCAATCGCCCAAACACTCACTGTGATTCGACTCCGACTCTGAATCCGACTCCGACTCCGAATCGCTTTCGCTCGTGCTCCCGGGTTCCGGTAGAAATTGTTTTTTGAGCTTCCTGTGCCATCGATCTTCGCACGCGGGACACGGTCTGTTCTTGTCCGCTGACGCCGCGTGATCGTGCTTGCGATCGATTTCAACGCAACCTCTTCTAAACGCTTCGTTCAACTGCTTGCCCTCTCCCAACGTCTCGATGACGATCTTCACGAGTTTTTTGTCGTGCGCGTCCGTCCATAGTTCTGCACGGCCCCGGGTCGGGCGCTTCGCCGGTGGAGCGGATTCGACGCAGGGCGTCAACTGCGTCTCTTCCTCGTGCTCTTGCGTCGGCTCGGCCGTGCATATGATTTCCTCGTACTCTTCGAAACTCTCCTCGGGTTCAACGGTCACTTGCGCATGCATGCGCGAGCGACCCGTGAGCGGTGTCCGTCGCCGTCGTTTCGCGAGTCGGGGCTCGGCGAGTGAAAAGTCGTTCATCGTCCGCGCGGTCCGTGTTCGTCCGTGTCCGCGTCCGTGCGTCGTGAAGTGACGCCGACCTTGCCGCGCGCGCCCCTTTTCAAACGAACCCGTGAAATTTCAAATTTCACCACGCTACGCGCTACTTGGGCATGCCACGGGCGTGGGTCCCTCATTTCTCGACGCGCGCAGTAGACCACGGCGCGCACGCGCGGCCGTCAACTACGTGGGTGACGGTGTTTTAGAGTGTTT